AAGTGCAACTCATGAAAGATGGGAACATACCAGAGATAAAACATCTTTTGATTATTCAGTTGGTCAAAAATACATTCGTATAATCAGTTGTGAACATGGTCAACATCGTTCAGTATGGGGTTTTATTAACAAAAAAGAATGGAGAAAAGGTCAAACTGGAATCACTTTTAAAGAAGGTGACATTCTTAAATCTGCTGGATGGAAAACACCAGCACTTAACAGACCAAGAGGAAACCTTTTTGATGGGTATAGAATTGACCCTAACTCAATGAGAATATACGGCCCAGATTATTTGATTTGACACATAGGTGCATAATTTAGTATAATACAAACATGATAGAAGTAGTAAGAACAAGTCCCCTAACTGGTAATGTAAACAAGATGTATCTTAACATTACTCAAGAACAAATTGCAGAGTGGAATGCACCTGCTCAAGAAAGGAGATTAATTCAAGATATCTTCCCTAACCTTAATGAAGATGAGAGAGAGTTTATTATGACAGGTTATACTATACAAGATTGGAAAACAATATATGGAGAATAAAGTAACACCAAAAAGAATTTTTATTGACATGGATGGAGTCCTTGTTGACTTCCTTGCTGGTGTCAGTGATATGTTAGGTAGACCATTAACTTCTGATGATTATGGTCATTCTGAGTATGATGAAAGAAAAGAAGAACTAACAAATAAAAGATTATTTAGAAATTTACCACCAATGGTTGATTATCATGAGTTGATTGGGTATGTAAAACATACTGGATTACCTTGGGAAATACTTACAGCTGCTGGTGCAATCAATAGAAACATTGTAGTTTATGATAAAAACGAGTGGATTAAACAGTATGTAGACCCTTATGTTGTAGTTACATGCACTTATAGTGGAACTCAGAAAGCAGTTTTTGCAACAAAAGGTAATGTTTTGATTGACGATAGACCAAAAAACATAAAAGCATGGGAAGATGCTGGTGGAATTGGTATCTTACATAAGTCTGCAAAACATACAATTGAAGAACTTAAAAAGATGAGAAGCACATTAAAATTGGTAAAGTCGGAGAGTAAAAATGCATAAATATAGTTATAAGAGTTATATACCAAAGGTTGGTGAAGATGCACTACCTTGGTTATTGTATCGAAAACGAGTAAGGAGAAATCGATACATTTTGATAGGAATGATTACAATATGTCTGATAATGGGAACAAGCTTGGCACTTTAAGTAGTAATGCAACTGTTGATATTCTTCAAAGAAAAGTTACTTTGAAGAAAGAACTCATACACTTAAGAAAGCTTAAAATGAGTGAAGACAAACAAATCAAACTTCAAAACCAAATTGAAGAATACGACAATCTTTTAAAACAACACAGGTTAAAGAAATGAGTCCAGTGAAATCGTAGGGCAGTATGATAGAGTCGATTGGCGTCCTTCCGCTCGGAACAAGTTAGAAAAACATTCACATATAACTAACAGAGTAAATTGCTACTAAGGGAACTTTTGCAAGAGTTCCCTTTTTTATTTGCATAAATAGTATTATGCAAACATTTTACGAACACCTACAAGAAAACAACTCCTCAGTAGACAATCTAGGTCATGACATGCCTATGTCTCCTAAAAGAAAAAAACAATTAAATGTAGACAGAGGAGTGTTCAAAAATTTTCCAGTTTCAAATTGGACAGAATATCATCCTTATAAGAATTCTTCTGTAGCCACAAAACAAGAACTTAAAATACTACAATCTTACGAAGTCTATCGTGATAATGCAAGAGAATTTATGGAATTAGTTGACCAAAAGTTAATGAAACCATTTAAAGATTACTATAAAAAACATGACTTACCATTAAAAGATTTAGAAGATGTTACAAAATTAAGAGACCAACTTGCACCTATTGTTCTACAACTTAAGATACATTATAATAGACCAAGACCACAAAAACTGTCAAAAGTTCTTACATTCTTTCGTCAATCGGCATTTAATGTTTACCCATTAAAAACAGCAGAAACTCCTTCATATCCATCTGGACATGCAACAGAAGGTCGATTTGTTAGTTTATATCTTGCAGATAAAGTTCCATTTGAACACAAAGGTAATATCAAAAAATTAGGAGACGATATAGGTCATTCTAGACAGATTGCTGGAGTTCACTATCCTTCGGACACAGAGTTCGGTCATCAACTTGCTAGTGCATTCTATAGTCATTATAAAAACAAGTCTGGTATAAAAGAGTCTAAACTACACTTTGATGGACTAGAACTACTACAAGAAGGTGGTATGAAAGCAAGTGGTGAAGATTTATTTAAAAGAAACAACAAGGATGATTTCATAAAAAAGGGAAGTAAAGGTGAGTTAGTTGATGTCGATGGAAACACCTTAAAAATAAAAAACAATGATGCATTTCTTCGTCTTAAAAAGTTAATTAATGCTGTTGATGATAATGAAGATTTAGACCCAAGTTGGAAGACATTACATAAAGATGCATTTGGTGTTATTCATTCCAAAATAGATAAAATTGCAAATGGATTGTCTACAGTCAGTGGAAGTAATCCTAAAGGTGAAGATTGGGAATCTATTATTGCAGTTGCAGTAAACAGACTACAAGGTAAAAAATGGAATCAAGGTGATGAATGGGACAGAGCAGAAAAGTTCTGGGGTGATTGGGAAAAACAAGGAATGAAACTTGGTCAAGAGTTTATTAACAGACTTAAAGTAAAAGAACTCAGACAACTTGGTGCATCCACCTTACCCATATCCAAAGAATGGAAAGGAACAAACAAAACACCAAAGACAGATTTAATATATGCAGATGAAAGAATATCACTAAAGAAAGCAGGTGGTTCACAACTACTATCTGCTGGTAAGTTTGAATCAATATCTACAGTTGAAGCTGCAATGAGAATGTATTCTATCGACCCAAAAGGTAAAAGAAAAGTAGAATCATTAATTGATAATTTAGAAAAGAAAATGATTAAACTATCCACCAAAGATACTGTAGGTAAGATAGAAAAGTTAGCAAAGAAATCAAATTTATCACCAGCAGATAAAAAGAAAGTTGCAGAATTAGACCAAGGTCAATTATATGCAGACGAACTAACAGATGAAATGGAAAAATTATTCAATTCAGAAGCTTTGATGAAAGAGTTTTTTTGTTGGGAAGCTGCAACTGGTGAAAACAAATTCGGTAAAGGTTCTCAAGGAGTTGCAAACCAAGTGGTGACCTTTAAGGAAACAGGAGTAATTACAGATGTTTTAAAATTAGATTCACCTAGTAAAGCAGGTAAAACACTTGCAAAGGGTAATAATTTTTATGTATCATTTAAAAGTTCATCTGGTTCACCACCTTATCTTTCATTAAGAAGTAGAAAATTAAAAAAATCAGAAATGCAAACTAATTCATATCAACCTACATTTGCAGAGATTATAAAAGAAGAATGTGCAAAAGAAAGAATAGGAATGCAAGTCTTACATGAAAGTAAAGTAGAACAGTTGGATGAATTTCAAATGTTTAACAAATTAGTATCTAAGGCAAAAAATGTTGCATCTTCTATTAAGAATCAAGCAAAAAGAATTCTTGATGGTATTATGAAAAGAATGAAAGCTGCATTTGACTGGATTAAAAAACAAGGTAGAAGACTAATCGATGCAGTTCTTAATTTCTTTGGATTAGATATTAAGAATATAAAAATAACTGGGGGTGGGAAATATCCTATAAAAATATGAAGAGTTTTAGAAGATACATAGCAGAAGGAAAAGGTGGTGCAGAAGCTGGTAAGATGGAACTTATCAAAACAGACGAGAAGAAAGCATACGAACATGCAAAGAAACTTTTTGATAAGAAAGGATTTGATATAGATAAAGAAATTCCTAAGTTTTCACAGAACTATAAACTTGCACAAAAACTTGCAAGGATGGGATTTGCACAAAGAAAAGATATGCCTGTAATTGATAACAGAGATATCAAACTGTTACAAAGAAGATTAAAAGCAGGTGCAATTGATATTTCAAGACCTTTTGCAAAAAACGAAATTCCAGATGACCCATTTCCTCAAGGACTGGACAAAGTTACAGGAAATAAATGGGTGAATGGTGGTCTTGCAAAAAATGATGGTGATAGAGATGATGACAAAGTAGATGTTAAAATTAAAAAGATTGCAGTAGGAAAACTAAAACCTATTCAAAGTCAAATCTATTTTGACAAGTCAATCAAAAATGTATCAAAGTTTGGTGCAAAAGGAACTAAAGATTTTTCTGCATCTAAGAATAATTTTTATGTAGTATCTAAAGATGACAGAATTATAGATGGTCACCATAGATTCTTATCTGCTGTATTGGTCGACCCAGCAATAAATGTAACTGCATTAGAAATAGATTTACCTATCAAAGACTTATTACCTTTAACACTTGCATATACAGACGCAATAGGAAACACGAGAAATAAATAATGCCAAGTCCTAATGTACATTTAGAACATATAGAAGACGAAATATTCAATAGTGGTATTGATGGTGGTCGTGCATCTATAAACTTTATAAGGTCACTTCGTGATATGTTAGTATCTGGAAGTAAAAGAAGCGTCAATGTCACTGTAAAATGGGATGGAGCTCCAGCAATCTTTTGTGGTAATGACCCAGAGACAGGTAAGTTTTTTGTTGCAAAGAAAAGTTTATTTAACAAAACACCAAAGTTCTATACATCCATTGCAGAGATTGATGCAGATTTAGAGGGACAACTTGCAGATAAATTTAAAGCATGTTATAACAATCTAAAAGATATCGGTATTAAAGATATACTTCAAGGTGACTTAATGTTTACAAAGGGTGACTTAGAAAAACAAGATATCAATGGTGAATCATATGAAACATTTCAACCCAATACTATCATGTATGCAGTTCCTTCTACATCTAAACTTGCATCTACAATGAGAGCTGCACAGGTAGGTATTGTATTTCATACTACATACACTGGTGATTCATTAATGAATTTAAAAGCAACCTTTGGTGCAAACATAAAAGGTCTTAAAAAAACATCTAAGGTATGGATGGATGATGCAGAATACAATGATGTATCTGGAACTGCAACCTTTACACAAAAAGATAGTGCAGAAATAACTAGATTAATGTCCAGAACAGGTAAAGTTTTCCAGAAGATTAAAGCACCACAACTTAAAAAGTTTTTAGATATGCAAAACAAAATTGATGCTGGACTAACTTACAAAACTTATCACAACAGTAAAGTTAGAGAAGGAACAAACTTCCTACGACTAAACTACAAAAAACATGCAGATGAGTATTTAAAATTTGTCGAAGATAAAATGGATACACAGATTGGAAAACTTAAATCTGATTCTGCAAAAAAGACAAAACAAAAAAACAAGAACATTCTTCTAACAGAAGTTAGAAAAAATTTACTATTACTCAAAACTTTAGTAGAGTTTCAAGCATTAATAAACTATGCAAAGATAAAAATACTTACTAAAGTAAACAAAGCAAGTCAGATGACTGCAATGTTTGTTAAAAAGGGTAATGGTTTTGATGTCGTTGCACCAGAGGGATTTGTTGCAATTGATAACAACCTAGGTGGTGCAGTGAAGTTAGTGGATAGAATGGAATTCTCACTAAATAACTTTACAGTCCAGAAAGACTGGGACAAATAAATTATGGAGTTATATTATGGCAGAATCGTTAAAATCTTTTGCATCCTTCAATAATAAGAATGAAATTCAAATAACTATTGAAAATGAAACTCGTCCAGTTTCAATACATCTTGATGGTCAAACATGTTGGGAAAGATGTCATCCCACATTTATATCTAAAAAAAGAAAAATACTACTTACATGTCCTCGTAAAGTAGGACATTCATCAATTCGTTTTTATTTGAACGCACAAAATGAGATGTTTGATGACGACTGGGTATGGATTGAAGACCAAAATCGTGACCCAAAAACTTGGTTAACAGAAGAAGAATATTTAGAATTTGTTACAGAATTATACCAACCAAATAAAAGAGTTATAATGCATAGTTATGAAAATATTCCAGAAGGCTGGAAGGATAAAGGTAATTCTTTTGCTGCCAATACAAAAATTCTTAAAAGAGGTTCAGAAGAATCAAAAGAATTTTTAGGTGACAACTGTCCATGGGATTATGGAATGAAGGAAACTCCTAGAAATTATGCTGAAGGTCGTGATTCAGAAATGACTCCACCATTTCAAGAATTAGACTTTTTCAAAGATTGGACATCATATTTACTTGTTCGTGACCCTTGGGAAAGATTTATATCTGGTCTTATAACTGAAATGGATAATGGTATGTCTTGTCCATGGATATATGATATGAATACAGATACAGAAGAAGGGTGGGAAAAATACTATAATTCTGCAAAAAGAATATTATACTTTTGTCCACCAGAAAGATTATTACTAGGTGGATTAGAAGGTGCTCAAATGAATCATACTTTTGTATTATCAAGACCATTGTGGAATGGTAAATCAATGTATGATACATATGATAATTTGATTCATTACAAACACGACATAGATTACACGAAAACTGAACTAGGTCTTATGCATCCTTCACCTGAGTCTATGAAAAAAACAGCTGGAGCAATTGATTCTTTAATAAAATTAGGATTTATAAATGATAAAATTAGAGAAGAATATCACCAAAATCAACATCAGCACATGCATTCACATACTCATATAAATGTTACACCAGAAATTAGACAAAGAGTTGTGGGAGAATTGCAAGAAGATGAAGACTTGAAAGAATGGTGGGATACATGTAAAAAATATGTGCAAATGGATTATGATGCACTTAAAATTAACAAACAGAAGTTTGTAAAAACATAAATACTTACATGAAAAGTTTTAAAGACATTGTAGAACTATCAATGAAGGTTGATAAAACTGCTGTCTTTGCATTTGGAAGGTTTAACCCACCAACTGCTGGACATTTAAAACTTGCAATGAAAGTAAAACAAGTTGCTGGTTCAGATGATGGATTTATCTATACGAGTCATAGTCAAGACCCAAAGAAAAATCCATTGGATTATAGAACCAAAACAAAGTTCATGAAACTCTTGTTTAAACCAGCAAAAGTTACAGTATCTACATCTAATTCTAGAACAGTATTTGATGTAGTGGTTGACTTATACAATCAAGGATACAGAAGTATTAAAATGGTTGCTGGTTCAGATAGAATAAGAGAGTTTGAGTCTTTACTTACAAAGTATAACAATGTAAAAGGAAGACATGGTTTCTACAACTTTAGTGGTATTCAAGTAGTATCTGCTGGAGAAAGAGACCCAGATGCAGATGACATATCTGGTATGTCTGCATCTAAGATGAGAGCAATGGCTTTCGATGGTGATGAGAAAACATTTGTTAAATCATTACCAAGAACCTTTAGACAAGGAAAACAACTGTATAAAGCAGTAAGAAAAGGAATGGCAATTCGAGAAGAATTCCATCATATACCAGAGTATATAACAGATGATATTGGAAAATACATACGACTCACTTAACGAAGGAATTAACGACCCTGGCGTATTTAAAGCTGTCTTTATGGCAGGTGGGCCAGGTAGTGGTAAATCACTTGCAGCTAAAAAATTAGGATTTTTAACTATGGGGTTACGACCAGTAAACTCAGATTCATCATTTGAAATGGGTCTTAAGAAAGCAGGTCTTTCACTTAAAATGCCAGAAGATGAAGAAGAACAAAGAGATGCAATAAGAATCCATGCAAAAGCAATGACTGGAAGACGACAAGACATGTATGTCAAAGGTCGTTTAGGTATGGTTATTGATTCTACTGCAAGAGATATTAAAAAAATAATTGTACAAAAAAAATTACTAGAACAACTCGGTTACGAAACTGCAATGGTCTTCGTAAATACTTCTTTAGAAACTGCATTAGATAGAAACAGACAAAGAGAACGAAGTATACCAGACAAAATTGTGCAAGACAATCACAAAGTTGTTCGTGCAAATATGGGTAAACTACAAAATACATTTGGTAGAAGTAAATTTTTTATTATAGATAACGATGGAGATACCAAAGACTTAGATAAAAATACAACTAAAATTTTTCCTAGACTACAAGCTTTCGTTAAATCATTCCCAACTAACAAAATGGCAACTGCATGGAAATCTGCATTGACCATGAAACCTATGAAAAATGTTGCACTTGCAGCTGCATATGAACATCCAGCAGATATGGATAAAAGATTATTTTCAGAAGATACAAGAACAGATAGTTTAAGAGACAAACAAGATAGAGAAAAAGAACAATTAAAAGTTAAACATGACAGAGAAATGGATGCAGACAGACGAAGATTAACGAGACTTAAAAATAGAAGTACAAATCCAACTGATACAAATGAAGTATCCGATGCAGTTATGGCTACAAAAGAAAAAATTTACAAAGATTTAAAGAAAAAGAAAGATTATTTTGAAAAAGAGTATGGAGACAAAGCATCGGAAGTAATGCATGGAACAGCAATGAATATGGCAAAGAAACAACATAAAGTTGCAGAAGGTAAATTTACTAGTGAATTAACAAGACAATTACAGTTAGAAGTACTTAATATGTCTCAAAGAAGAGCAATTGGTATGAGAATGAGACGACTTGCACAGAAGATTGCAAGGTCTAAAGCTCGTAAGAAGAAGAGAATGAAGACTAATGACCAATTAAAACAGAAGGCAATGAAGACTGCAAGAACCATTCTTTTTAAAAAAATGTCTGGTGGAAAGGCTGCAAGTCAACTTGCAATGGGTGCCAGAATTGCAATCGGTAAAAAATTAGATAAAAAGAAAGGTGCAATTCAAAAATTAAGTAAAAAACTTTTTCCTAAAGTTAAAAAAGCTGAAGTACAAAGACTTAAAAAGTTTAGAGATTCACAGTCTAAGAAGTGATATATATAAATACTAGAGGAAACATTAATAGGAGACCACAATGTCAGATATAAAAGATAGATTAAAATTCAACAGTGGGACTGATAAAGTAACTAAATCTGTTGCTGATGCGGTCTCAGAAGTCCTTAACTCTGGACAAACACCTAAATCTCGTTTTGAACAACAAGCAGAACTTATGGGTTATCCTTCACAGGACAAACCAGAAGTTGCAGAATCGTTCACAAAAGAACTACAAGAACTTAAAAAAGCAGTAAATGATTCCAAGAGGGAATTCGTTGCAGCTGCAAGACAAGCAAAAAAAGATGGTAAAAAAACTTTTATGTTTGCTGGTAAAGAATATCCAGTAAAAATTAAAGAATCACCAGTAAAAGAAGACAATACTAATAACAAGTCAGACGATGGTGATGGGTTAGACAAAGTACAACCTAAAGCAGTTAAGAAAAAGTTTAAAGATAGAAAAGACAAAGACATCGATAACGATGGAGATGTTGATTCATCTGATAAGTTCTTACATAAGAAAAGAAAAGCAATTTCAAAAGCAATTGACAAAAAAGAAGATGCATCCGAAGGAAAATACGATGCAAGAAGTAAATCATTTAAAGAAACACTTCGAAGACTCGGATATGTCAAAGAAAAATCATTGATATACACTAATAAAAAATCTGGAAAATAAATGTCAAAATATATGAAAGTAACTTCATCTATTGCAGATGCATACAGGTCTATGCACGAAAAAGTAGACGAAGAAGTTTTAAATGAGGAGTTAATAGACTCTCTCATCGAAGATGTTCGTGATGAAGAAATTGATGAGTGGATAGACTACCTAGATGAAAATAAAGACTTAGATGAAGGTGCATTAGCAGACAAAGCTAAGAAGTCTGGTATTTCAGTAGGAACATTAAGAAAAGTTTATAATCGTGGAATGGCTGCATGGAAAACAGGTCATAGGCCAGGAACTACTGCACAACAATGGGGTTATGCACGCGTAAATGCATTTATATCTAAAAAGAAAAGTGGTAAGTTAAATCACGACCAAGACCTTGCACATATCATACATCCAGATGACAGTATGTTAGACGAAGCATACTCAAAAGAAATGCCACTCAAAACATATGCAGACAGAGTTGGTATTAATGCCAAAGAAAAACAATGGATAATGGATAATGAAAAAGATGAACCAATGTATTTTCCTAATGATAAGTTTAAATCTTCTTTAGTCCTTAGTTATCCAGTTAGAGATGGTGACTACTACTTTTCATTTTTAACAGATTATGGTAAAGGTGTAAACCTAGCTAAACAATCAAATTTAAAAATGAATCTACTCTTGCAAAAAGAATACAAACAAGCACTTGCAAAGAGTAAAATTGATTTTAAAAAAGAACCAGAAAAATTATATGCACTTTCTGGACATCTTTGGAACATTATGTCAAAAGCATTTGAAAAACTTCCAAAAGACCTTGGTGCTGGTGATACAATGACTAGAGATGAATTATATCTTGCAATTGACCACTTAGTTGGAGCAGAACCTCAATTTGAGTCATATGATTATCAAGGTGAAACTATCCAAGAAGGTAGGTTATCTGGTATATTGGGAACAATTGCAAACAAAATCAGAAGTGCAAAAAAGAAAATCGGAAAAAGAATTAAACTAGGTAGAAAAGCAAAGGGATTAGATAGTATCAAAGAAAATCAATCACCTAAGTATGATGCAAATATACTTAAGTCAGTTGCAGACACATATGCATCAATGCAAAATTATGGAATACAAGGTGACATTGTAGAAGAAACTCAACTCGATGAAGTTAAAAGACAAGAAGTCGATGCAATGAAAAAGGTTTCTAAAGACATGCAGAGTGTCTTAAAATCTTATCAGAAGATTGCAAACATGGGTGACAAAGAACTCAAGAATACAGTTCATAACAAATCTTACAAACAAGTTTTAGATGCAAGAGACACAATCCTTAAAATGATTGGAACTCTTAACACTAAAATGTTAATGCAAAAAGAAAACTTTGAACTAGTAGAAGCATCTGCTGGTGAAATGATTGACAAACTATTCAATCTAAAAGGTAATAAAGATGCTGGATATGGTGTTGCAAAGTTGTTAAGTATGACTGGTGTTAAAGTCATTCAAGCAATGCAGAAACAAAATCCACAAGGATTTATGAAAACTGTAATTGCATTAGGTAAAGAAAAAGGTAAAATGCAAATACCAACTAACAATGCCTTGATGAAGATGTTCAAACAACAAGGTGTAAAACCTTTACCAGAAGAACTTGACAATGACGACAAACCAGTAGTGAAAAAGATTGTCACTATGTTGAAAAAAGCAAGTAAAAAACATGCAAAACAAGCAGGTGATTTAGAAAAGGCAGTATCAGAAGCAGTAAAACCAAAGTTTAACCTTAAGGTCAAGTATGACGGCACATTTGAAAAAGGTAGAGGCCCTACAGGTATTTCTTATGCTATTCCTAGTGGTCATCCAGATGCAGAAAATCCTAAAACAAGAAAGAAATATCCAGAGAGACAAACACCTCAATACAAAAAACTCTATAAAGCAATACTTAAAAAGAAAGCACCTAGACTATTAAGAGACCATCCTATAAGTGAAGGTAAAGGAGTCAATCGAGCTCAACAAGCTGCAATTGCAATTGCAAAGAAAAAGTCTGGTAAGTATGATAAAGATGGTAAAAAAATAGATGAAAGAGTCAAAGATGGTAAAGTAGACCCACTATCTAAAATGGGTAAATCTAAACTTACAGGTCAAGAAATAAACAGATATTACAGAGAAAATCCAAAACAAAAAGCAGCTGCAAGAGATAAAACAGTTAAGAAAGCAATCGAACTTGCACTTGATTTAAGTGGTGCAACAAACTATGCAATCAAAGAGATAGAAAAACTTAAAAGAGGATTATCTAAAAATCCAGCAGTTAAACTTGCATTACAACATGCAAACGAATCAAAAGAATTTAGAGGACATCATGTAGTAATCGAACAACTTTCTGGTGCAAATATGGTCAAACTAAAAACATATGGTAAGATGATGGCAAAAATGACCAAACTACCATTTGATGAAAATGACCCAGAAAAAGGTATCGATAAGTTAATGGGTCAAGTTTGGAAACAAAAACATGTTCCAGCAAACTGGGAAAGACTGCATAAGATGGTTATGATGTTAAAAGGTATTGGTGTTAAGATGCCTTCTCTTAAAGGTAAATACATGGGATTAGACCCAGTATCCAAGAAAGCAATCTTCTATAAAGAAGGTACAGGTGAGATAGTAGACTGGAACAAAGATATTTCTGAAATTAAAGAAGGAATAGAAGAAATTGTTGAAGCACAGGAAATGAAAGATGCAGATGTAAAAAAGATTGCTCAAATGACAGACAGAAATGACCACAATGGTTCATTAATGCATCTTGCAAAAGTTATGGGTGACAGAAAATCACTTGATGCTTTAAAGGGTATAATGCAAACACATAAAGCATTAGGTCATATGCCTAAAGGGTTAATTGATACTCGAATGGCAATATTCGATGACCTCATGAAACAGTCTAAAAAGAAATACAGAAATCACAACGATATCTATTCAGCATTGTAGGGAGTTGTCATGAAGAGTTTAAAGACTTTCCTTGAGAGAAACTACAAAAAAGAATACGAAAACTACCATTCTAAACCAGAACAGAAAAAAAGAAGAGCTGGTAGAAACCAAGCACGAAGACAACTAAAAGATACCAAAGGTATTGTTGGTAAAGATGTGCATCATAAAGATAACAATCCGATGAACAACGATAAATCAAATCTCTCAATTGTTACACAAAAGTATAACAGGACTGAACCTCGTCTTAGAGATGAGGAAAGAGAACCTCAAGATAAAGATATTGCAGATAAGAAAGGAACTCAACCAGCAAAGTATTTTAGAGGTCTTAAAAAATCTACTAAATCTAAAAGAGATACACACTTCAAAAAAAATGATGGTAAAGGTTCAACTAAAGATGCACCAGGCGATAAAGAAGCAAGAAAGAAACCTATGCCAAAGTCTAAGTATACTAAAGACTATCATAAAACCTATGGAGAAGTTCTTGCATATGAAGCTCGTGCATTTCATGATTTCGGTGCATCAAGTCCAGCTGCAAATAATAAGATAAGAGACATTGCAAATAAAGCAAGAGATTACAAAGATGCAATGAATAAAATTGTAAATTTTGCAAGAGGCTCATCAACTCCAAGTAAAAAGTTTGCACAATCTATTGATGCAACTAAATTTACTGATTTTTTACCAGATAAAGATGTTCAACAAAGTATAAAAGATTTTATTCAACAAAGAGATAGGGTTAAAAAGTTAGGGCCTCGTGCAAACGACCCAGATGCAAATCTTCAAGTGCAACTTAAAGGTGCAGAAGATTTAAGAACTGGAAGTGACATTAGACTGGATGATGGTAAAACAATTAAGGTAACTCAAAAGAATGCAAAAATAATTAACATGGCATTGGATAAAGTAAAACCACAAATGAGAGTCCAATTAATTAAATTATTAGGAAAAAACAAACAATCTTTTATGAAAGCTCTTGGTGCAATAAAAAGAAGTATGACATAACACCTACATATCTATATTATGAATATATTATTTACAGAAATGGAATATCATAATCTTCAATGGCAAGTAAAATTAGTTGAAGAGGGTCACACAGTATATACTACTCAAACAGGAAGTCCAAACTATTTAAAAACACTTAACATAAATTCAATATCAGAAATTGAATATCGTGTTTTTACAAATCCAGACAATTATACTGAACTCAATAATAACTTACCACTAACACATTTAGATAAATTAGAACAAGTAATAGAAAAATATAAAATTGATTTAATCATAAACACTTGGCCTACTTTTAATAGTATTATACATAAAAAAGATTTTGGAATTGATATCATATCTGCAAATGAAACATCAATAAAATTAGAAACAGAAAAACAATTTGGAAAAATGTTTGCAGAAAAGTGTGGTATGAAAGTACCTAAAACTCTACAAACAGGCAAAGACCACAGAGAGTTAAATACAGAACCATTACCTAATCAGTTTATTTTAAAACCATCTGAGTTTTGGAATTCTTCAACAGTTATTCAAGATAAAAAAATACTTGAACATTCGTCAATCGGAGTCCTATTAGGTATTCCATTGGCAATGAAATATTTTTGTGAGGAGCATATTAAAGGATATGAAACAAACATATCTTACATTATGTCAGAAGGAAAATGGTCATTTACATTTTCAGAACATTGTGATGAGTCAAAATCAAAACAAATTAATGGTGAAGGCCCTACTGCATGGTTTACTGATACAATTATAGAACAACTTACACCAGAAATAGATAAACAAGTAAGAGATAATGTTGTAGAATATCTTAATCAAGCTGGTAAACTGGGTGGTACATATGAAGGTAGTATTACTCAGATGTTAGGGGAAGATGGTGAATTATATTTTTTAGAAAATAATTGTAGACCATATGTACAAAATACTTTTCCATTACCTTTAGGTGGTAACGAATACTTAGATGCATTTAGAAACAACCCTCAGAAGATAGGTGATTGTTTTGTCGGTAAGAATTTTCCTAAGTTAGTTTTACAAAATGGTAAAGAATATCCAGTACATTTACATGAAAAATATGGTATTCCACATCCTACAAACATAGAAATTATTGAAGATAAATACATTGTAAACCCACATAATTTCAGTGCTAATGGTGTTGTAGTGGTTTTTGAAGATGAAATCAATATGGACTTTGTAAATGAAGTAGAGAAAGAATCAGATTTCAAAGCATATTGGGGTAACTGAGATATCAAAAGTTATAAATACAAGAGTATAAACAAAAAAGTTTTCTATCAGAGAACTAACAAACGAGGAGATAATTATGTCTTTATGGGGTAATTCAGATGCAGACGAGTCAAAACCTAAGTGGTTGACAGCTGCAGAAAAAAAACTAACTTTTGCAACTGCAAAAGGTTGGGTATTCAAGAAGTCTGACAATCACCAAGAAGAGGTTCTCTGTGCAATTGGAGAACTTGCAACTTCTATCGGTCAAGCAGATATAACAAGTATTGATTGGGTATCAACAGCATTTGATAAATCAGATGGTGGTACTTTATCAGCAACAGTGCTTTTCAATGAGAAAGTAACAGTTGATACTTCTGGTGGAACACCTACATTATCAGTAACTAATGGTAACCAAGGTTCTGGTTCTGGAAGAGGGCCACATTTACTTGCATATGCAAGTGGTTCATCAACCAACAAACTTACATTTAGTCTTGCAATCGGAGCTGCAAATGCAGCAACAGCTGCAGATGATGTATTAAGTTTCGGTGCAAACCCACTAGCACTTAACAGTGGAACTATTGTTGATAGTGCAGAAGGTGGTAATGCAACAATTACTAGTGCAGCTTCAATCGGAACTGCAGCTGGTACAATTACTGTAACTGCCTAATTGGAGTAACAAATGAACTATATTATTAAAGGAACAGAGGCTGCATTAGGAACATCCACAGGTGCAGCTTCTAATTTTAGTCGTGCAATATATGTAAGACTATTTAATTCTGGTGCAAGTACAACAAGACACTTAGTAACACTAGAACAATCAGATGGAACTGATATCGGAACTTTTACGATTGCTGGTGGTGAATCCATCGTAGTCAAAAAAGATGCAACAGACCAATTATTTGCAGCTAACGCTGCAGTATTGGGTGTTGCAGTAAGTGTCGAAGGTTAAAACTATGAAATCATTTAGAAAATACATACAAGAAGCATACGAAAGTCAATCATCCGATGTAACAGGTAGAGTTGATGTAAGTGATTTGCATCAATTCTCATCTGATAAAGGAATTTTGTCTAAATTAAACACTTGGATAGGTGATATTGCAGACAGAGAACACATTACAGTTCAAGCTGCTTTAGAACAATTATACAGAAAAGTAGAACAAGTTGGAATAGAATTTGATACAATTATCGATGAAGATGTATCTGATTCTGGTTCAATGGATTTACCTATTACACAATATGGTGGTAGAATGGGTAAAGACGAAGAAGGAAATGATTTAGATGACGATTTTATTTCATCTAAAGGGCCTGAGTTGTCTATGCATGTTGAATACGAAAGAATGCCTAACAAGATGTTCAAAGTAGTTGCAGATATCAGATAAACTTTTCTTTTAATTTACCTATATACTACTATAATAGTAGGATATAAATTATGAAATTATTTGAAAAGTTGACAGATGAAAATTTCACGATGTTTGCAATGCAGTGTTATGATAACCCTCAATGCACATCGATGGAAGAGTTCATGGAAGACCTTCGTAGGTTTAGATATTTAAAAAGACTATTACGAAGATACTATAAAAATGGTGAACTCAGAGAACGATTAATTCTTAATCACCTCATCGTCATTTTCAATATTTTTGGATTTGATAACACAATAAAAATGTTAGAATTCAAAATTGACTTGGAGTACTGGCCTGTACTTAAAACTTGTTTAATCTATATGGACTATGTGAAAGAAGATTGGAAGACTGAAATACCAGTAGATATGGAAGTAGCAGGAACATTAAGAGAATTATGACACAGGTACAATTAAAAGAAGGTGCAATGAATGTAGTCGATACAGTTATTGTATTTCGTATTCTTAAAATGATGACCAGAAAATGGAATGAGATGGACGCATATAAGTTTGGTCTTATTGATGACAATGGTAAAAGAATAAAAACCAAAAAACCTAAAACCTCAGAAGAAAAAAACTCATTCACACTACTACATAGATTAGTATTTAATTTAAAAAGAGTCTTAGAACTTCTACCATTTGGTAGAACCAGACTTGCATCTTACGCTGCATCGTTAGCACTTCTCAAAGAACATTTTGAAATAGATGGAAAATATCTAGAAGAATCGTTCTACACATACTTAAAAGAAAATGATTTAGTAATTGACCTATTAGAAGGTCATAATAATATGAACAATTTACAAAAAGGAAAAGAATACGAACTAAGACAATCAGTTTGGAATGAAGAAGATAACATAGGTCATAGGGGTGACTATGTTCAAGTATTAGGTAAAACTGATACTGTAATGGGAGTAGACATTTATCGTGTTTACAATAGGTCTCAAGACCAATCAATGTTAATCACAGGACATGATGTAAAATGAAAATATCTAAAGTAGATAATCCACCAAAAGAAGATAAACTTTTTGAGGGTGCAAACTATCCAGTCGAACAAGAATTAAATCCAGAAGATGTTGTAGAAATATTTAATACACCATTAACTGGTTGTTACAACTGGGATTATAAGGTTCAAGATAATCGTATAAAAAAACTATATGAACTTGGTAAAGAATTAGAGTGGAATGTAGAAAAGGATGTAGATTGGAGTATTCCTTATCCAGAATTTAGTGATGATGGTTTTAAGTTTATGGATGACCAATGGAAAAACCATAAAGATTATGCAAAGTTATCCTATGAAGATAGATGTCAGTTTATCAAGGATAGTCAAGATTGGACTATAAGTCAACTTATGCATGGTGAACAAGGTGCATTATTAGTTGCATCTCAACTTACAAGTTGTGCTCCAACATTCAATGCAAAACTATATGCAGCTTCTCAGACCTTTGATGAGGCAAGACATGTAGAAGCATTCAACAAATACTTACAAACTAGAATAGGTAGAATTATGCCTATTGGAAATAATTTAAAAGCATTACTCGATAAGATACTCACAGACCCAAGATGGGATTTTAAATTCATAGGAATGCAAATTATTATAGAAGGACTTGCACTTGCAATTTTTAATACTATAAGAGATACTACTCAAGACCCAGTATTTAAAAGATTGTTAGGACTTGTAATTCGTGATGAAGCAAGACATGTAACATTTGGTGTAAATTATTTAACAAGTTTTGTTACAACATTAACAGAAGAAGAAAGAATAGAAAGAGAAGATTTTTGTTTGGAAGCATGTACTGTTATGAGAAATAGATTTAAACAATATGAAGTTTGGGAAAAATGGGGATTTGATTTAGAATATACAGACGAGTGGTCTAGAGAAAATACATTAAGTTCACAATTTCAATATCTATTATTTAACAGAGTTATGCCTAATCTTAAGAAGATTGGACTACTTCCAGATAGACTTTTACCTAAATATGAACAGTTAGGTGTTTCACAATGGATTGACTCTGAATCAGATTATGAAACATCATGGGAAGAATTAAGTAAACCATTAGAGAGTGTAGCATGAAAATAAAAAGGTTTAAAGATATGTTCGAAGATGCACCAGTCAATGCAACTGGAGATGCAGTGTCGACTAATAAACCTATTGTTCGTAAAAAGAAAAAGAAAGATAATTCTGGTTATAGAGAAGTAGGAACACCAGAACTTTTAAAAAGGTATATAGAAGATACACCTGGCCAAGAAATGTTTGAAGCAAAAAAAGATATGACTGCAATCTCTTCTTGGAAAAAGAAATTAAAGAATGTTAAAGGTATTTCTAAAGACACTATACAACAATTATCTACATTACCTACACCAGTTATTACATCTTTAATAAATCAAATAGGTATGATTGTTGCTGGTGACGAAGACGAACATCCACCTCATGTAAAAGACAAAGAAAAAGAAAAGAAAAAAGTTGTTCTTAAAGGTTCACTTGCAACTGAGGGAAGAGAACTTGCACATCATCTTACAAATGTTCAAGAATCAAGACTTCTAGTAGATGGTAAGTTAGTAACAAGTGTTGAACAAGTGCTTAGTGTAATTATTAAAAAACTTAAGTCTGAGATGGGTAAAAAATATAAACAAAATGCAAAAGATGGTCTTGCATATATTAACAATATTGCAAAGATGGTAGGAATGAAAGCAACAGACCAGAAACAATCAAAAGGTAAATTATTTTTAAAACTAGGTGAAGACCTAGAAGAGGGTGCAAAGTATACTAATATACATAACAAAATTAAGAAGATTAGAAATTTAAAAAGAAAAGAATCTGAGTTTATTGCAAGTATAGACCCAGCAGTATTAGGTCAAGTAGTTAAGGCACTTATACCTATGTTTGAAGAGACAGACATACAAGAAGGTCTCTGGGATAATATCAGAAAGAAAAAGGCAAGAATTAAAGCTGGTTCTGGTGAGAAGATGAGGAAAAAGGGTGAGAAAGGAGCTCCTACTCCAGACCAAATCAAAAAAGCACAGGAAGAATGTTGTGCAGAATGTCTTGGTTACTATGACCATATGATTACAGAAGCAGAGTATCAAGGTAAGAAAGTCAATTTAAATGACCCTATAAGGACTTCTGAGAACCCTAACAAGAAGTTTAAGGTCTATGTAAAGAATGAGAAAGGAAAGGTCGTGGTGGTTCGTTTTGGAGACCCTAAGATGGGTATAAACAGAGACAATGCAGAACGAAGAAAATCATTTAGAGCAAGACATAATTGTGCAGACCCAGGCCCTAAATATAAAGCAAGATATTGGTCATGTTATCAGTGGAGAGCAAGTGCAAAAGTGGATAACTAAGATTTGGGAGTGGATTAAGTTTGCATTTTGGTGGTTCATAGACTTATTCAGAGAAAGATATGAAGTAACTGTATCATTTAACAGAGAATATGGTGATGCAGATGATAAAAAATATATTGCAAAAAAAATTTATAAACAAACAGAAAGACACTTAAAATTCAAAGATGAAGATGATTGTCTTGTAGAATTTAGAAGTGCTGGTGGGTTACACTATATAATAAAAGAGTTATAAAATGTCAGTAGAACAAATTATTGCAGACCATTTACACATAGATGTATCAATTATAAATGACGATAGTAAAATTATGGAAGATTTGGGTGCAGATTCATTACATACAGTAGAACTTGTTATGAAGTTTGAAAATGCATATGATATGCAAATACCAGATGAAGATACAGATAATCTAATTACTGTAGGTGATGTAAAAAAATACATTGAGGAATATTCATAATGAATCAAATGTTTATGGGAATTATATTGATATTAGGTCTTGCAACCTTTTATCTTTATAATCAAAATCAAACATTAAGTGCAAACAATCTTGCACTTGAAGGTGCAGTTGAGGAACAACAAGCAGCCATGACTGCAATGAAAGAATCATTTGAAAAACAAGGTAAATCCTTACAACAAATGATGCAAAAAAATGCTCAGATTGAACAAGAAATGAATCAATATCTTGACATTTTTAGAAGACATAATTTAAACCAACTTGCAATTGCAAAGCCAGGAATGATTGAAAAAAGAATCAACGATGGAACTGCACAAGTTTTTGAGAGTATAGAAAATGACAGTAAAGAATTGGATTCTTTGGACGACCCTTCCGCTGATATTAATCCTAACAACTAGTTGTGCTAGTTTTGGGACTAAGAAAGTAGATATTGTATCCAAACCATTAGAAATAGATATATTACAACCAACAATGCCTAGGAACATTGATTTAAAAGAACCTAGGTTTTATGTAGTATCTGAAGCTAAGATTGCAAATCCATGTATCAAAAATGAAGAAGGTAAAAGACCTAGAACCAAAGTAGATGGTAAATGGGTATGTGATTTGGGTAAAGAAAACCCAGATTGGCCAGAAGATTACACCTATCTTGATAGATTCATAGATGATATGAAAAAGATGAATAATGGTGATGTCGTCTTTGTTGCATTTTCGGTCAGTGATTATGAACTCCTTGCATATAATATGCAAGAATTACGAAGATACATTCGTGAAGTACAAGAAGTAGTAGTTTACTACAGAAATGTCACCATTAAGAACCCAGATGGTTCTACCTCACAGGGTCAAGCTGCAGTTATAAAGAAAAACTAAAACCAATGTCTAAGTAATCCCAAGAGAGAGGGATTATTACCTTGACAAATACCAATTATATAGTATTATAGGTATATGTCTTTGTGGATTGATAAAAAATACCTTAAACTGGTATCCCCTAAATTTCGTAATGTGAAATGGAAGGACGATAAAGTTCTTAACCATTCATGTCCTTATTGTGGAGACAGTTCTAAGAACCAGTTGAAAGCAAGAGGGTATCACTTTCAACATAAGGATACCTATGTCTATAAATGTCACAATTGTGGACATTCAACTAATATAGGTATTTTTCTCAAAGACCACGATGAAATGTTGTATAAACAATGGGTCATGGAAAGATTCGGTAAGAAGAATGATACCAGACCAGTTGCACAACAGAACTTTACTTTTAAACCACCAAAGTTTAAAGAAAACCCACTTGGTAAATATCCTAAAGCAGAAGATAGTAAACTATGTGTTGACTATTTGACTTCAAGAGATATACCATACGAACACTGGAAAGACATGTACTTTGTTGAGTCTGCACAAAGTCTAAGTTCAATAAATTATAAGTATAATAAGAGAGTTTTAGGAAACGACCCAAGACTAGTTTTACCCTTCTATGATAGACAAAAAAATCTCATAGGAGTCACAGGTAGAGCATTAAATGATTCACAACTGAGATATTTAACACTACGATTCGATGAAGAAAAACCACTTATTTTCAATCTCGACAAAGTTGATTTCAACCAACCTCTTTATGTTGTTGAAGGGCCAATTGACTCTTTATTTCTGGACAACTGCATTGCAGTCGCTGGTTCAGACTTCTCCAAGGTAACAAACGAAATATCCAAGAGTAATTCAACTCTTGTCTTTGATAATGAACCAAGGAATAAAGAAATCATCAAAAAGATGAAAAAGATGTCAGAGCTTGGATACAAAGTTTGTGTGTGGCCCGAGACAATAAAAGAAAAAGATATCAATGACATGTGGTTAGAAGGAATGAATTCCCCAGTCAAAGATGTGATAGACGAGAATACAAGACAAGGTTTAGAATTATCCCTTGCAATTAATAACTGGAGTAAAGTATAGTGAATGGTAATGGACTTAGTATAGTAAAGAGGGATGGGTCAAAAGAAAATTTAAATCTAGATAAAATTCATAAAATGGTAGAAGCTGCATGTGATGGTATCAATGGGGTTTCTGCATCACAGGTTGAAATGAGTGCAAACTTATCTTTTTATGATGGAGTCACAACTCAAGAGATTCAAGACACATTAATAAAATCTGCATCAGATTTGATATCATTGGATACCCCAAATTATCAATATGTAGCTGCAAGACTTTTATTATTTGCAATTCGTAAAGATGTCTTTAACACCAAATGGAAAGACAGTAAAATCTATCCATCATTAAAGGATATAGTAGAAAGAAATATAGAAATCGGTGTTTATGACAAAGAATTGATAAGTTATTATGATGATGAAGAATGGAGTAAATTAAATTCATATCTGAATCATAATAGAGACCTAATGTTTGCATACGCAGGTCTCAGACAGGTAGTGGATAAATACCTTGTGCAAGACAGGTCATCTGGTAAATTGTATGAGTCTCCACAATTTATGTATATTTTGATTAGTGCAGTCCTATTTAAGGACTACCCTAAAGAAACGAGGTTAAATTATGTTAAAAGATATTATGACGCGATTAGTCAATTTAAAATCAATATTCCAACCCCAGTTATGGCAGGAGTCAGAACCCCTCTTAGACAATTTGCTAGCTGTGTTCTGGTGGATAGTGATGATACTCTTCCAAGTATTTTCTCTAGTGACATGGCTATTGGTAGGTATGTTGCACAGAGGGCTGGTATTGGTATCAATGCTGGTAGGATTCGTGGAATCAATTCTAAAATTAGGGGTGGAGAGGTTCAGCACACAGGAGTTATACCTTTCCTCAAGAAATTTGAATCCACAGTTAGATGTTGTACTCAAAATGGAGTCCGCGGTGGTTCGGCTACTGTCCATTTTCCAATCTGGCATCAAGAGATTGAGGACATTATTGTTCTCAAAAACAATAAAGGAACAGAAGATAATAGAGTAAGAAAGTTAGACTATTCTATTCAATTATCTAAATTATTTTATGAGAGATTTATTAAAGACGAGGATATCACTTTGTTTTCTCCTCACGATGTGCCTGATTTGTACGATGCATTTGGCACAGATAAGTTTGATGAACTATACGAAAAGTACGAGAGAGCTTATTCTATCCCTAAAAAGAAAGTAAGTGCAAGAACACTGTTTATGGATATGCTCAAAGAAAGAGCAGAAACAGGAAGAATCTATATTCAGAATATTGACCATAGTAATAGTCATAGTTCCTTCTTAGACAAAGTGAACATGAGTAATCTATGTCAAGAAATAACATTACCTACAACACCTATAAGTCATCCAGACGATGAAGAAGGTGAGATTGCACTTTGTATACTATCTGCAATCAATGTAGGTGCAATTAAACTAGAAGAACTACCAGAGTTATGTCAACTGTCAGTTCGTGGATTAGATGAACTAATTGATTATCAAAGATACCCAGTAAGAGCTGCAGAAATATCAACTAAGGCAAGAAGGAGTTTAGGTATTGGATACATTGGACTTGCACATTTTCTTGCAAAGAACAAAGTTAAATATGGTGATGCAGAAGCACATAAATTAGTGCATGAACTTACAGAAAGTTTTCAATATAATTTATTAAGAGCATCAAACAAACTTGCAAAAGAAAAAGGTAAATGTGAGTGGTTTGATAGAACAAAATATGCAGAAGGTAAACTACCTATTGATACATATAAAAAAGATGTTGACGAAATTGCAAAACCAGTGTATAAAGAGAACTGGGATAAATTAAGAAAGTCAATAGAGAGTTTTGGACTAAGACATAGCACACTGTCTGCACAGATGCCCTCAGAGTCCTCTAGTGTCGTTTCTAATGAGACAAATGGTATAGAACCACCTAGAGACTATATTACTATTAAAAAGTCTAAGAAAGGGCCTCTAAAACAGGTTGTTCCATCATATCAAATATTGCAGAACTTCTATACATTATTATGGGATATGCAAGATAATGATGGATATATCAAAGTAGTTTCTGTTATGCAGAAATTCTTTGACCAAGGTATTAGTGGTAACTGGTCTTATAACCCAGAAAACTATGAAAATAACGAAGTTCCTATCTCTGAGATGGCAACAGACCTTCTTAAAACTTATAAATATGGATGGAAGACTTCTTATTACCAAAATACATATGATATGAAGACAGATGAGGTTGTCGAAGTAAAAGACGAACCACTTCCAGTAAAGGAAGAATTAGATGATGAGGAATGTGACGCATGCGCCATTTAGAATTTGCAAGAGTAAATAAAGAAGAAAAACAAAAAAGAAAAGAACAACATCTTGAAAGTGTAAAACAAATACAAGAAAGAATTCTTAAAGGATATAATTTTTCGGTTGAAGAAAGAAATAAAGTTTTCAATCCAGAAACAGACCATCCAGAGGATGCACCAGAATTAACTAAAGAAGGTTATTCATTTGCCAAAAATAGATTCTTTGTTGCAAGAAACTTTTTTGATAAAACACATGTTGAGTGGACTCAACACATGTTTAAGTTTCAAGAACATAGAAAACAATATTATCGTGAAGAACATATTATTGGTTCAAATTTTGACGATAAAGGTAAAGGATTAGATACATGGGTTAGTAAAGGAATGCCTTTTCCAAATTATGGAGAAACAATTCTTTTAATGTATCAAAAGAAAGTTGAAGACTTATTTGGTGTTCGATTAGTTCCAACATATTCATATGGAAGAACTTATGACAGACATTCAAGGTTACTAAGTCATACTGATAGACCATCATGTGAGTTTAGTGCAACTTTTCCTATATCATATGATACCAATGATAATAAACCATGGACAATATGGGTTCGTAATGATATGAATTATTGTGGAATGGATAATACCACATCATGGGATTTAACAATGGGAAGTCCTTTTGATGAGAGAGAAAACTGTATACCAGTAAATCTAGAACCAGGCGATGCATTATTTTATCAAGGAAGTAATGTAATACATTGGAGAGAAAGACTTGCTGGAGATAGTGCAAGACAAATTTTTATACATTATTTGCATAAAGATGGGCCAATGTACAGAGACTTTCCTATATTAAAATATGATGGTAGACCATCAATTTATCATGGAGTAGGTAGTAAGGCAAGTAGAGAATGGAATAAAGCAAATAGTGCAATACAAAATGCAGAAACATATTGGACATATGGAAATTCTGCATTAACAGACCCTATCACAGGTAAACCATGTGGTAAAGGATACGAAAAATATGAGTAAAGTATTTAATAGAAACAAAGTAAATTTTTTAAAGAATCCAATCTTTTTTGGAGAGGAACTTAATACCCAACGATATGACGATTTTAAATATCCGATTTTCGACAAACTCACACAAAGACAATTGGGTTACTTTTGGAGACCAGAAGAAGTTTCTCTTCAAAAAGATAGGAACGACTACAACGAACTAAGTAAAGCACATAAACATATCTTTACTAGTAATCTAAAGTATCAAACACTTTTAGATTCAGTTCAAGGTAGAGGGCCTGCAACTGCATTACTACCCTTCTGCACTCTTCCAGAGTTAGAGGGATGTATCATTGCATGGGACTTTATGGAAACAATCCATAGTCGTTCCTACACTTACATGATAAAGAATCTGTATTCAGACCCAACAAAGGTATTTGATACAATTCTAGATGACGAAAAGATTATTGCAAGAGCAGAATCAGTTACAAAAAGATATGATGAGTTCATAGACTATGCACAGAGATATAGTTTAGGATACGAAAAAGATGAATATGAACTTAAGAAAAGATTATATCTTGCACTAATTAGTATCAATATACTTGAAGGTATTCGTTTCTTTGTATCATTTGCATGTACTTTTGCATTTGGAGAAATGAAAAAAATGGAAGGTTCTGCAAAGATTATTAGTTTAATTGCAAGAGACGAAGCACAACATCTTGCAATATCACAACACATTTTAAAATGTTATCAGAAAGAAGAAAAAGATAAAGTAATGTTAAAAGTTATGAAAGATTGTGAACCAGATGTTTACAAAATGTATGAAGATGCAGTTGCAGAAGAAAAAGATTGGGCAGAGTATCTATTTAAATATGGTAGTATGTTAGGATTATCAACTGCATTATTAAGTCAATATGTAGAGTATATTGCAAATAGAAGGCTTCGTGCAATTGGTTTGAATCCTATATATGATATCTCAAGTAGAACTAATCCATTACCATGGACACAACACTGGTTATCATCTAGAGGACAACAGAATGCACCACAGGAGACAGAGATTGAATCCTATGTCATCGGTGGTATTAAACAAGATATAAAAGAAAATACATTTGAGGGATTTAAATTATGAAGGAATTAGGAATGGTTTTGGTAGGTATATTTACATTTGGAATATTTTTTTCCACAATGATATATCCTAATCTAGAAGTTAAGGGATATTCATCTAATCATAGTTGTTATGGTGAATGTTATGAAGAATATGTAAGAGTGCATGGAACAACAGTTGAAATTTTACAAGCAAAACAACTTGCAGCTGCTGGTGACCCCTTTTCATCTATCAAAGGATTATGGGCTGGATGTGCAGCCTGTCATGGACAAGAAGGTCAAGGTATGGCAGTCTTTCCTAAACTTGCTGGTCAATCTCAATCTTATATTGTAGGTAGACTTAATGCATATAAAAATAGAGAAACAGTAGGTGCAATGTCATCTACAATGTGGGGACAAGCTGAAATGTTGTCCGATAGTGATATAGAACTATTAGGTGAATTTATACAGGAGACTATGAAATGATAGAGATATATGGAAAACCAGTATGTCCTTATTGTGACAAAGCAAAACAACTTTGTGAACGAGAAGGATACGAATTCGTCTACAGACAATTGGATGTAGACTTTACTAGGGAAGAGTTATTTGAACAATTCCCAGGCGCAAGAACCTTTCCTCAGATAAAAGTGGAAGGTGAAAACATCGGTGGTTATGACCAGTTATATGCATGGCATAACAAGGATTAGAACAAAAAATAGGAGATAACAATTATGCAAGACCCAGATTTTGTGGAGTCTTTTTATTGTTTAGAGTGTGGTGCAGAAGGTGATATAGAACATGAAATGGGTGATGGATATGAAGTTAAATTTTGTCCATTTTGTGGTTCAGAATTAAAAATAGAAGATGAATTTGACATGAACGAGGAGTTAAACTTCGATGAATAGAGAAGTAATATTAGATGCACTAAAAACATCTACAGTAAAAATAGATTTTAGGTCTTTGAACTCTGGTAGAAATATAACTAGAGTTTACAAAGGTCATTCAGCAAAACAAAGTATACAAAGTAATAAAGTTGTAGTTTGGGATGTTGAAAACTCAAAGTGGGATGACATTGAGTGGGATACAATTATATCATGGGAAAAAGTGAATGAAGGTACAATCAGCTAAGGCAAAAGGAAGAAATTTACAAAAATGGACTCGTGAGAGACTCATTGAGGAATTAAAAATACATGTGGAAGATATTGAGAGTAGGTCTATGGGTGCTTCTGGTGAAGACCTCATTATGGCAAGAGCTGCAAGGAAGAAATTTCCATACTCAATTGAATGTAAAAATCAAGAACGAGTCAATGTCTGGGAATCGTATAAACAAGCACTAGAGAATTCTGGGGACTATGAACCCATAGTCGTAATTAAAAAAAATCATCATAAACCATTAGTGGTTTTAGATGCAGAGGCATTCATTAAAATGCATAAGGATGAATAAAATATCAGATTGGTTTGCAATGTCAATGACGAAGTTCTTTCGTTTTGTTGCAGATACATTTTTTGCAAAGAGGTATGGACATCGTGCAGTTGTCCTAGAAACAGTTGCTGGTGTGCCTGGCATGGTTGCTGGTATGTGGATGCACTTAACAAGTCTTAGACAAATGAAAACAGGGTATGGCCCTATGATAAGAGAACTTCTTGCAGAAGCAGAGAATGAAAGAATGCATCTTATGTTTTTCATAGAAATTACTAAACCAAATGTATTTGAAAGATGGTTAGTGTTATTTGCACAAGCAATCTTTTGGATATTTTATTTTATCTTGTATGTGTTCTTCTCTAAGACTGCACATAGAATGATACACTACTTTGAAGAAGAAGCAGTAAAGTCATATACCGAATACCTTAAGATGGTAGAAAGTGGTGAAGTAGAAAACATCCCAGCACCAAAACTTGCAATAGAATACTATGGGATGAAGAAGAGTGCAAAGCTTTCAGACTTAATCAAAAAAGTCAGAGCTGATGAGCAACATCATTCTAAAATTAATTACAAATATAGTGAGGGGCTGTAGCTCAGTAGGGAGAGCGTCTGGTTTGCATCCAGAAGGTCGTAGGTTCGATTCCTATCAGCTCCACCATTTGACAGATGGGTACACTTTTTGATATACTACTACAGTAAGTTGGTTTGGAATAGAGGTTCGTTACCTTTCAACTAAAGTTGCTACAAGAACTGATAACGACAGTGAGTCAGAAATCCAACAACTAGAGACCCCAGTAAGACCTGCTGAAGAGTGAGATAGTGACTGGGGTTTTGTTTTATTTGACAGGTAGGTACATATTTTGATATACTACTATAGTAATAAAGGAGTAATATATGTCAAACAATACAAACACAGTAGTTAAAGAAAAACTTTATGAAGAGTTAGAAGGTAAATCTCTTCAATATCTTGCATCACTTTTAAGTCCAAGTGGTCAAAAACTTTTATCTCAATTCACTGGTAAAGAAGGTGGTGGAGATTTTGTAGAATATGCAAAAGAATTAGTAGTAGATGAACAATTTGAGGAGTTAGAAGTATGTTTTTAGAAATCAATAAAGATAATATTGAATACGAAGTTTCAAGTGATTTCGTAAGTGGTTCACTAAAAGGTAGTGTAAATACAACTTACGATAAGTTACGAGAGTTATTTGGTAAACCAACAATCCTAGATGGTGACCCATATGCAAAAGTTAATTGTGAATGGATTATTGATGGTAAAGTTTTTTATACAGACGAAGATGGTGAACAAGATTGGGAATATCTTAAGGGAACAGTTTATAATTGGAAAACTGGAAGTGTTCCATTAGAAGATTATGATTGGCATATTGGTGGTGAAAACTATGACATCATCGAAATGATTCAAACTATTCTTGATAACAATATTGAGCCAGAGTATAATTGGAATGATTGATGTAACAATTATGGGGCCACGAGGTGGTCGTGTTAAAGATATAGACGAAGCACTAATCTATAATTATGTTATAGAAGCATGTAAAGAACTAAAAATTAGACAGGCAGATATAGAAGTCTTGGTATACAATAAGTTTCCAAGTGACTATGATTATGCAATTGGTTTTTGTTATGGTGATGTTGAATCTGTAACAATTGAATTAACCAAAGAAGATGATAATATGTTTCAAACACTTGCACATGAAATGATTCATGTGAAACAATTTCTAGAAGATAGATATCCAAGTGAAAAAGAAGCAAAAAAACTAGAAGAAAAACTTCACAAAAAAATAACTCATAGGATGGGATACTAATATGCTTACATACTACAAAGAAATAACAGATTGGAGTGACTCTGGATGTAATGTTCCAAATCACACCTACATCTTTAATGAAAAAAATCAGAATGTAGGATATATCAAAACTGGAACTAAAGAAGAAATCTTTTACAAATCACCATCTAAACTATTTTCAAAGGCAAGACGAAAATTTATAAAACTTGACAGATAGGTGCAATTTATTGTAGAATACAAATATGAAAAATACTAAACAATCTTGGAAAGATACTAGAATCAAAGAAATCAATAACATGGGTTACAAATGTGATGACTCACATCCATGTTTTGAAGAGGTTCAAGCAATTTACAAAAGTGATGCAAAGTCTTATGAAGAGTTTGAAAAAGAACTCCTAGGACAGATATTTACTTTATAACAGTTTCGAAGTGACAACTCATAGCAGTTGTATATTGGGTGGAAGTCTGACTCTTCCTTAAAATCCCTAAAGGTGCTGATGGTTGGGTTTACTCTCTCCTTCCCCATCATCGTTGTCACTTCACTTAAATTAACGAGAGACTAACATGAGGAATTATGGCAGTAAAAACTAGAGGATTTACTAGTGGTCATACAAAAACTAGGAAGTGTTCTTCTCAAGGACAGGGTGGTCGTAGTCGAAGGACTAAGATAGGAATGTCATCGATGAACAAGAGAAAGAAAGCTTCTCATAAAGCATATCGAGGTCAAGGGAGATAATGATGGCACAACCACAACAACAACAGAAACTTATTAAATATGGAACTGAATTCAAAACAGTTAAGGAATGGAAAGATTTTGAAAAAGAACTTAAAAAACAAATTGCTGAGTCTGAAAGAAAAAGCAAAGAAGCATTCTAGTAGTTTTACTAAAGAAGAACTTAAAAACTCTACTAGGATATTTAAATCTGCAACACCAAAATATTCATGGGATTGGTATCTCAAATGGATATCATCTATTTTTATTTTGAGTGCAATGTCAATTCGTGGAATTCCAGAATTACAAAATGTAGATTTGATTTTATCAATCATTGGTATCACTGGTTGGGTAGGTGTTTCTATTGCATGGAAAGATAGAGCGTTAATTATGTTAAACACTGTAGGATTGTTTTTCCTACTAAGGAATTTGATTACAATATGGGTACAATAAATTTAGGAAACAGTTTAAGGTATGACATGTCTGGTCGTAAAAGAAAGACCAAGAGTCTTTCTACAAAGAAAAAGTGTCATACTGTGTCATACAAAAAGTATGTTCCAAGTCAATTGGAAATAGACAGACAAAAAACAAAAGAAGAATTTGATAAGAAATATCCTTCATTGGGTGTTAATGCAAGACCAACTAAAAACATAGATAATTCTTGGAAACTAGAAGAGTCTAAAAAGTTTACAGTTGCACCAGCATACAATAAAGGTGCTTATCAAGTAATACCAAAAGAGGATATAGAATGGATTGGGAAATAATAACACAAATTCTTTTAGTTATTGGAGCTGGTATCTTTGCAATCGGTAGTAGTATTATTGTTGCAGAAGATAAACAGAAGAAAAAAGTAAAGAATTACATGGATAATTTACCTAAGAAAAGAGAAGAAGGCTTCCCTTTTCAGAAACAACCACTTACAGGTAAAGGTCAGTTCGATAAACAAAGAACTACTTATACTGAGGGTGACAATACTTAAAATTTCGATTTTTATAAGTAATTTAGATGAGAAATAAGAGAAATACAAAATCTCTTGATGAAATCTATTATGGTATAGAACCACATGCAGAGGATGACAGAGATAAAGGACGATGCATGAATTGGTATAACTACATGAGTGATAACAAATCATGTGGTGAGTGGTTATCAACATGGATGTCTGATAGGGATTATGAAGACAAATATGTTAAAGGGATAAAGAGACTTAAATATGTCCCTAGAACTGCAGCTGCACTTGCAAGAATGCAAACTAATTCAGTTCCATGTATGTTTGAGGGTGATTTGTTAAGTCCATCTACAACTGAGTTCATAGAAAAACATATTAATAAATGTATTACAGATATAGACTCTCTCAAAGCAATCAAAGACGAAGAGAAGAAAAAGAAACCAGTTATCTCTATTCAAGAAAGAATTCTAAACAAAGCAAATGAATATGCTGGTGAAATAGAATACCAAATAGATTTATATTTTGATGACCCTAAAAATAAATTCGATGTCTTTGCATATCTAACAGATGAACAAGTATCAGGCCCAGTTGCAGTAAAAGTAGGTGACAATTTCCACAATCTAGAAAAAGAATTAGAAGAAGCAGTTGAAGGTAAATGTCCACAATTGAAAGAAGCATATTCATTCTTATCTAAAAAAGGACTAAGGGATGCATACAAATATATTTGTGGTATCAGAACAGATTGTGATAAGTATGCAAAAGGTAAGATAAATCAAAAAAGAAAACCAAGAAAGAAAAAAGTTTACACTGCACAGGAACAAACTAAAAAGATAAACTACAAGATAACAGACACAGAGTATCATCTAACATCAGTTAATCCAGAGTTAATTGTTGGTGCAATGCAACTATGGACATTCAACACAAAGACCAAAGAGATTACCAAGTATGAAGCAGAAGATAGAGCTGGTCTTGGAGTCAAAGGAACAACAATACAAAACTTTGGTAAATACAGTGCATCTAAAAAAATTGGAAACAAGACAGAATATTTCCTTGACAGAATCCAAGAAGGTGGTAAAATAGTATTAAGTAAAGTATTAGATGAAGTAAATACAAAATCATCTAAACCTACAGGAAGAATAAACGAACACACTATATTATTGAGAACTGAATGATTTTAATTGACCTAACGCAGGTTCTAATTGCGTCACTAATGGCATCGACCAGAGGTGGAAGTGAACCAATAGATGAAGACTTAGTAAG